CTTCCAGAGCAAAGATCAAATAAAACGAACTAACCTAGTCCTATCAATTATAGATAGTAATAAGCTACCCTTAACCGCCATCGAGATAGCTAACAAATGCGGATCAGGTTTTAGATCTGCACAGGTGCGTGACTCTTTGTTGACCATGATAGGATCAGGGCGGATCGTTAAAGGTAACAGTCAGCTATCACCAACGTACCACACATTGATGAGAGGAGAATAACTAATGGATAACACTAAACGAGAAACATTTAGGCGGCTACTCGATAGCCGTTTACCTAAGACTTTGAAGTCAATAAAACTATTGGGCAACCTATCCCGAAAGGGACAATATGAGTACACACATTTGGAGGCCCAAGAGTTAATCAAAGGGCTGAAGAATGAGGTGATGACACTGGCAACTAAGTTTAAGGTTACTACAACAACCCCAGAACCTATCGCCACAGCCCCAGATACGCCCACTGAGGGGGAGTTAGATAGGAATGACAGGGGTAACCTAGCTTGGGCGCATGACATGCTACGGAGAGGGCAAACTAAAGATGCAACAACTCTCATAACACGCATACTAAAACAACAACAGGAAGGAAAGTAAATGATACAGACTGAACAGGTTATTAATCACCTAAAGATTACAGGAAGCATAACTAATAGAGAGGCTCTACTGGATTATCAGATAGCTTCACTGAGTAAAGTTATATCTACATTACGTGCTGAAGGTTACGTTATACTTGGGGCGTGGCGTAAGCATCCTATCACACGAAATAACTATAAACGGTATTGGGTAACAGATAAGGAAAACATCGTTAGAAAGGAAGTAATATGAGTTTATGTGGTGAGATAGAAAATCTTGAGTACGAGACATCATACCTAGAGCATGAGATCAAAGAGTTACATAAGGCTTATGCCTCCGCTCAAAGTAGATTAATCAGACTGAAACAAGTAGAAGGGAAAGAATAACATGCATGGTAAATGGACAGTAGAAAACTTTGTTAAGCACGACAGAGAAAACCCAGAAGTGTACAAAATGTTTGAGCGTTTTGCTTTTGAAGCATCAAAGTACAAACAAAGGTACTCTGCAAAAAGTATTTTTCACCGAATCAGGTGGGAGACAATGATAAGTGAAAAAGATTCACAATACAAAATTGATGATGGTTGGATTTCTCATTATGCCAGAAAGTTTATGGGTAACCATCCAGAATTGGAAACATTTTTTGAAACACGAGTAAGAGAGGAGACTTATCATACTACTCAATGGACTAATGAATTAACAAAGAGAGAGGAGAATAAAGATGACTAAATTAGAAAATATGGTTGAATCAATGCACGCCCAGATTGAGTGCCTAAAAGAACGTGTATTAATATTAGAGCAGCAATTATTAGAGCAAGCTAAAAGGGAGCAGAACAAATGACAGGGGAGCAACACAAATGCTTTAACTGTGATGGGCGTGGGATAGTGTATGAATTAGAACATTACCCACCCGACCCAGATAACCCTAGTGTCAATGCTGAAACGTGTCCTGTTTGTATGGGCATAACATATATTAAGAAGGAGAGATAAGATGCCGAATGACCCTATAATGATATTAATAATAGTTGTTCTAGTAGTTGCTTTTATATTTAGTACTATTAAAGCATATAATGAATTCCCAGATGATAAGGATTAAAACAAATGAGAGAGCCAACAAAAAAAGATACACTGAATACAATGGTGGAGTACTACCATAAGTCAGCAGGTTTTGCAGGACTTAAAACCAACACACAAAAGAGCTACACTAGGCAACTTAAACATGTTTGTTTGACCCCTGTACAGGGCAACGTACAGCTAGGTAACGTAAAACTAAAGGACGTTAGTATAAAACATTTGACGGAAGCGTATGAGAAATGGTTAGTGGTAGGTAAACGTACAGCTAATCTTAGGTCGGCAGTGCTTAGTGTTGTATTCAAATATGCAATGCGAAGAGAGATAACAGACAAAAACCCTGTCTCTATTTTAGCCCGCAAGGTTGATAACATTAGAAGTATTAAATGGTCACGCAACGATGTTAAGACATTCTTGGATGTAGCTTACTCAAATTTTAAGTGGCGGAGCATTGGACTAATATCACATATGTCATACGATTGGGGACAACGTATTGGTGATATACGTAAATTAAAATGGAGTTCTTTAGACTTAGATAACAGACGGGTAAACATAGTTCAAAGCAAGACAGGCACAGAAGTACATCTACCTATAACAAATACTTTAACTAAGATGTTGCGGCAACAGCAGGAGGACTTTGGCTTTCAAGAATATGTTGCACCCAGGGTACGCCCAATTGCACAGTCTTACACGCACTATAAAGAAAAAGAAATATCAGCTTTGGTAAATCAGGTTAAGGCTGAGGCTAACTTACCTAAAGAAATAACCGCTAGGGATCTAAGGCGTACCGCTATTACTGAGATGGCTGAGCTTGGTGTTGACTTAGCTGGTATTCTTCAAGTAAGTGGGCATAAATCACCGTCCTCCGCTAAACGTTACTTAGTCAATACATATAGTGGTGCAGTGAAGGCATCAGAAGGGAGGAACTTAGATGAACGTTAGGGAGTTTGTCTTAGACTTAGGATTAACGGATGGGCAGAGTGTTAGATGCACCTGTCCTGTCTGCCATAGTTCAAATGATTTTAGTGTTAGTAACATTGATGGTCTAATCTTATACAGATGTTATAAGTTAAGCTGTCATACATCCAGTGCGATACCTGTATCTTTATCGGTTGCTGAGATACAAGAAAGGTTACGCAATCGAGATGTAGCACTCAGCAAGAAGAAAGCAGCAGACCTATGGGTAATACCAGAATATGTAATTGCACCATCACAAAACAATAAAGCATTACAAACATTTATAGATCGTTGGGACTTACACGATGTTGAGATACTCTTTGACGTTAAAGATAAACGTGCAGTGTTTCCTATCAGAAGTAACAACAGTCTTATTGATGCGACAGGTAGAGCTTTAGATGGTGGAATACCTAAGTGGTTTAGATATACAGGCAACGCACCTGTCTACACTTCCTGTCAAGGTAAGCCCAATGGTATTGTGGTTATTGTTGAGGATGTCATTAGTGCTAACACTATATCTAGTGTGTGTCAAAATGTCACAGGTATGGCTATCTTAGGTACATCATTAAGTAGTACCCACATAGAATACATACAAGATTTTGTTCGAGTTATAGTAGCACTCGACCCAGATGCCACACACAAGACCTTGGAGTATAGACGAGAGATAGAGTCTTGGACAGGAATAGACACTATTGCAATGCGTTTGCAGGACGATATAAAGTATAGGAAATCAGATGACTTACACAGATTAGATATACTTTGTGGTTAAACAACAATCTAACTACTGCGTCCAAAGAAGCACATTACCCCGCTTGTGTGGGACTGTGCCAAGTTGGTAGTTGGGGCAGAGTTAAAGAATGTTGGAACGATGGTAAGAGCAGATCAACACAGTGGTATCTGTGGCCCCTACCAATGAGGTGGATAGGTTGGGATAGCAGAGGATCATTTTTAGGAAGAAGAAGAAAGGTAGCATGACAGAATTATCACTATTAAAAACTTTAATGAATAAAGAATTCTATGAATTACATAAGGGAATACGATGCCCCGATAAAATATTTACTAAGGATGTTAGGAAAGTAAAACAAACATTAGACTATGCAATGGAGACATACGATCAAGGTTTATCATTAGCGGATCTTGAGGCGTTGTTCTATGCAACCAACAAGACACTCACTACATCTAACAAAGAGCAGTACCAAAAGATCTTTCAGAAGATAGCTAACAGCAGTGCATTAAATAATGAGGTAGCTACGCAAGTTATCTCTAGGATGTTTCAGCAAGTGGTGGGTGAAGAAGTAGCTAACATCGGCTTTGACTTCGTTAATGGTACACAGAATAGTTTAGAGTCTTTACGAAAGATTGTTGACCAGTACCAAAATGATTTTACCCCTAACCTAAGAGTAGAGTTTGAAGATATGAGTATAGATGCCTTGCTACAAGCTAACGCTGAAGAGACACAATGGAAGTTTAACATACCTACACTTAAACGTAATGTAGAGGGCATTAGTAAGGGACACTTTATAATAGTAGGAGCTAGACCTAATGCAGGTAAGACTAGCTTCCATGCCTCTATTATAGCCTCCCCGCATGGCTTTGCTGATCAGGGAGCTAAGTGCGTAATTCTATGTAATGAAGAGGCGGCACATAGGGTAGGCTCTAGGTATTTATCAGCGGCTACTACTATGACACTAGATGACATAAAAGGTAACTATGCAAAGGCGGCATTGAGATACGACAAGGTAAACTCTAATATACATATCAGGGACTCAACAGGTAAGGATCTCAGTTGGGTCGAAGCAGTAGTTAAAGCAACTAAGCCAGACATATTAGTACTAGACATGGGAGATAAGTTTGCCCCACGAACAAGTGATAAGTCAGATGTATATCTAAGAGATGCTACCATACACGCCAGAAACATAGCTAAAGAATATAACTGTGCTGTGTTCTGGTTGTCACAATTAAGTGCTGCAGCCGAAGGGTTAGCTATGCCAGATCAATCTATGCTAGAGGGTAGTAAGACAGGTAAGGCGGCTGAAGCTGACCTAATGATATTGATAGGGAAGAATAGGATAGTGGAAGGAGGAGAGGCGGATGATATGGAACGACACTTAAACATAGCCAAAAACAAATTGAAGGGCGGCTTTCATGGTCGTGTCACTTGTCAATTAGCAGGCGACATAGCGCAGTATACAGCATGAGGTTAGTGCTAGACGTAGAGAACACAACTACTAAACGTAATGGTAAGAACCATATGGACCCCTTTGAGCCTAATAACTTTCTGGTTCAGGTGGGTACTAAGAATGTGGATATACCTAGTGAGCGACACTTGTTGACGTTTGATCATATAGAAGAGTCTGACCGTAGTGGTGCTAATGCCAGGCTATTACAAACTATACTAGACAAGACCACCTTACTGATCATGCACAACGCACAGCATGACTTGATGTGGCTGTGGGCTAGTGGTTTTAAATATGATGGCGAAATATATGACACTATGTTAGCTGAATATATATTACAGCGAGGGCAGAAACAGCCGTTGAGTTTACTGGCCTGTGCCGAACGACGAAACCTAACCTTTCAGAAGGACGATACATTAAAGAAATACTTTAAAGAAGGATACAACACCAATGAAATACCGCTTAAAGAGCTTACACATTATCTTGGTTGCGACATTGACACTACTGGCGAACTGTTCCTTGCTACTCTTACCGAAGGCTTCTCCAAAAGCGAGTCCAACGGAATGGATAGAATTCGAGACATTACCTTTAGAGTCTGTAAAACCCTTACCCGAATGTACATGTCAGGGTTCAGAGTGGATAGACTCGCCCTTCAAGTAGTTCGTAAAGAGTTTGAACAAGAGAAGACAGACATAGAGGGCAGGCTGTTTAAACAGATACGAGAACTTATGGGTGACACTCCAGTTAATCTTAACAGTCCAGAGCAAGTGTCTCAGGTTATATTTAGCAGGAAGGTTATTGATAAGAAAGAATGGGTTGAACTGTTTGATTTTACAAAGGATGCGACTGAGTTTAAAAATGCTGTTGCCGCTAATACCAAACTACTTAGTAAGACTATAGCTTTTAGTTGTCCTGTTTGTAATGGTGAAGGAAGTAGATACAAAAAGAAGAAGGACGGCTCTAACTTTAAGAAAGCAAGCAAGTGTCCCGATTGTTTAAGTAGAGGGTATCAGCTAAAGAAGACTAACAAACTTGCAGGTCTAGGGTTTTCCCCTCCAAGTAAAAAATGGGTAAGTGCAAATGGGTTTAGTACAGGCAAAGATAACTTAGACATACTCATATCTATAGCTAATACAAAACGTATGACATCAGCCATAGAATTCTTACAGGATGTAAAACGATTGTCGGCTGTGACTACATACCTATCATCCTTTGTTGAGGGCATAAGTAACTACACAAAAGAGGATGGCTTCCTTCACGTTGGTTTAACTCAGCACATAACATCTACTGGCAGGTTCAGTGGTCGCAACCCTAATATGCAGAACATGCCTCGTGGTGGTACATTCCCCGTAAAACGTGTCTTTGTATCTCGATGGCAGGGCGGTCA